TATTAGGTAATGTTCTTGATCTTGGAACACCAAGCGATGGAACTGTAACTAATGCAAAATTAGCACAAGACATTATTTCTGCTGAAACTGCTTTAACAAGTGCACCAGCAGATACTGATGAATTTTTGGTAAGTGATGCTGGAACACTTAAAAGAATTGATTATAGTTTAATTAAATCAACTCCAGGCAGAGTATTAATTAAAGAAGTTGATATTGATGGTGTTGCGGCTGTATCATTTGTTAATGGTACATCAGATGTAGTTTTTGATACAACATACGATAAGTATCAATTAACTTGGAGTAATGTAAAAGTAGTTGGTGATGAAAAAATAAGACTAGAAGCCATGTCCTCTGGAAGTGCTTTAACAAGTGGTTATGTTACAGGTCAATCTGGATCGGTTAGTGGTACAGCAACAGGAGAAAGTGGAGTAACTGCTGCTTTTTGGGAAAGCTATGGTGACATGGAAAGTGGTGATATTTGTTTTGGAGTAGCTAATTTTTATAATGTTGGAGTATCTTCTTCAAAACCATCTGTTTATGGACAATTTTGGCATCAAAGAAGTAATGGAACTATAATCGCTTTTCAGTTTTCAGGTGTTTATAATACTGAAATATCAACTTTTAATGGAATAAATTTTGCTGATTCAGGTGGTCCAGATTTAGCTTCAGGTAAATTAAAATTATATGGAATAAGTTAAAGGAGAATAAATGGTAAGATTTATAAATGAAAATGGAATTAAAAGACAAGCAACAGCAGAAGAAGAAGCTGCTTTTGATGCAAGAGCAGAAAAAGCTAAAACTGATAAAGCAAATAAAAAAATAGCAGAAGAAAATACTGTAAATAAAAAAGCATCTGGCAAACAAAAGTTAAAAGATTTAGGTCTTGATGATGATGAAATAAAAGCATTGATGGGAGCTTAGAATGGCTCTAGTCTTTGCTAACAACAACTCCTTATCGGCAATCACAGCTTTACCAGCAGCAGTTTCTGGTGGTGCTATGACTTTATTAGAAACGCAGACTGCATCAAGTAGTTCTACACTTTCTTTTACTTCAAACATAGATTCTACTTATAAAGAATATATTTTTAAGTTTTATAATATTCACCCAGCAACTAACTCTACTATGTTTACTTTTCAAGTAGATACAGGTACAAACACTAATTATAATCAAACTATAACATCGTCTCATATAAGTGTTGCCCATAATGAAGCAGGTAATGATACAATTTTTACATATCAAACAGGCATGGATCAAGCTCAGGGAACATCTTTTCAAAAATTATCAAATAATGTAGGCAATGGTAATGATGAGTGTGTTTCTGGAACTTTACATTTATTTGATCCGAGTAGCACTACATTTGTAAAACATTTTATAGCAAGATTAGCAGAATATCATAACGAAGATTATGCTTTTGATGACTACACAGCAGGGTATATAAATACTACAACGGCAATAACAAGAGTACAATTTAAATTTGACAGTGGCAACATAGATAGTGGAGTAATAAAATTATATGGCGTTAGTTAAATATAATAACAATTCTATAAGTGCTATTACAGCAGCAGCTGGTTTGGCTAGTGGTGCTATGACGTTAATATCTACTACAACAGCTAGTAGTGATTCTACATTATCTATTACAAGTGGAATTGATAGTACATATCCTATTTATTTATTTAAGTTTATAAATATTCATCCAAGTGCTGATTCTTCTGATTTAGGTTTTCAAGTAGATACTGGAACAAATACAAATTATAACTTGTCAATTACTTCTACTGCATTTCAAATTGGTCATGCAGAAGATGATAGTGAAAATCCATTTGGGTATGAAACTAGTGATGACCAAGCAAATGGCACAGGATTTCAAATGATAACACAAACTAATGCTGGTAATGCTAATGATGAAAGTTCATCTGGAGAAATGTTTTTATTTAATCCTAGTTCTACTACTTTTGTAAAACATTTTATGTCTAGATTAAATACAACTTGGTCGGCAAATGGTACATTTGAAAAATACGCTGCTGGATATATTAATAATACAGCGGCTGTAACTAGAATACAATTTAAAATGAATACAGGTAATATAGATTCTGGTTTAATTAAACTCTACGGAATTAAGGATAGCTAATGAGTGTTGTAAAATTATCAAATAATGGAGTAAAAAACGCAACTGCATTTGGAAGTATTTCAGCATTAGGTAGTATGACATTTATTAAAAAACTAACAGCTTCTTCATCTGGAACTTTAGATTTTGTTGATGGTACAAGTTCGGTTGTTTTAGATAATACTTATAAGGAATATATATTTACTTTTAACAATATGCACCCAGCTACTAATGCCGTAAAATTTCAAGTTAATTTTAGAGATGGGGGAAGTGCTTATGATGCTACAAAAACAACTTCATCTTTTGAAGCCTATCACAATGAAGCTGGTAGTGCAGCAGCAGTAGAATATATAGCAACTACTGATTTAGCACAATCAACATCAGCTCAACAAATTTCTGACGGACTAGGTAACGAAAATGATGAAAGCTGCTCTGGATTTTTACATTTGTTTAACCCTAGTTCAACAACATTTGTAAAACATTTTTTAATTCAAGCAAATATGTATAATGGTGGAAATTTATCAGTTCAAGATTTCATATCAGGTTATTGTAATACAACTTCAGCTATTGATGGTGTTCAGTTCTCTATGACTTCAGGAAATATAGACGCTGGAGATATTTGCCTTTACGGAATTAGTTAATCATGATACATAAAAATAAAGGAGAAAACTATGCCAAGATATCACAATATAAACGGTAATAAAGTACAGTTTACAGCTGAAGAAGAAACAGCTAGAGATGCAGAAGAAAAAGCATGGGCAGATGGTGCTGTTGCTAGAGCACAAGCTAATCTTAGAGCTAGAAGAAATAGACTTTTAGCTGAAACTGATTTTTATGCTTTATCTGATGTGACTATGTCAGACGACATGAAAACATATCGTCAAAGTCTTAGAGACTTTCCATCAGGAAAAGACACTGTTGCTAAATGTGACGATGCTACATGGCCAACTAAACCTTAGCAGAGCATAGGTATATACCATGTTACAAAAAGTAAAATTTGCACCTGGGTTCAATAAACAAGTTACTGGAACTGGCGGTGAAGGTCAATGGATTGAAGGTGATAACGTTAGATTTAGATATGGCACGCCTGAAAAAATAGGTGGTTGGGCACAACTAGGTTCAGTAGATATAACAGGACGTAACACAGCAATTCATCATTTTGTTAATGCTAGTGGTATTAAGTTTGCAGCTTTAGGAACAAATAGAATTTTATATGCATACTCTGGTGGTATTTTTTATGACATCCACCCAATTAAATCTACTACAACTTTAACATCAGCTTTTTCTACAACAAACGGATCCGCAACTGTAACAATAACTTTTGCATCAGCACATAATATAAACAAGGGTGATATTATTTTATTAGACAATTTTACATCTATAACAAATTCTGATTTTACTTCTTCTAATTTTGACGACAAAAAATTTCAAGTAACAACCATACCAACAAATACTACACTAACTGTTACCATGGCATCTAATGAAACTGGATCGGGAGCAAGCACATCTGGTGGTATTAGAGTTAAACATTATTATCCTGTTGGACCAGCAGTTGAAGTTGCAACAACAGGTTGGGGCCTTGGATCATGGGGTGGTGTTCAACAAGGACAGTTTACATCTACCTTATCATCAGAAATTAACTCTAGTGTAACATCATTAACTATGGCTAGTTCAACTTCGTTTGCATCATCAGGTACTGTATTAATTGGAAATGAGTTAATAACTTATACTGGAAACAGTGGTGGAACTTTATCTGGATTAACAAGAGGTGCAAAAGGAACAACAGCTGCAACGCATTCGTCAGGTGCAACTGTAACAGATGCCTCTAATTATTTTGCATGGAATGGTGCAACATCTGGAGATATTGTAACAGCACCAGGACTATGGTCATTAGATAATTTTGGTAATAAACTTATTGCAACAATTAATGGTGGAGAAACATTTGAATGGGATTCTGATCCAACAGGTGCAACAGAAACAAGAGCAACTATACTTTTCC